TGCCATTAGCTATGTTAGAACTAAATATCACTACATTGCCAAAAATAACATTTCAAAAAGATATACAATCTATAGAGCATCCAACCTTTGGACGTTTTACCAATGAAGGCAATTTAATCTATGTAGATATTGAAAATCGCCATCCCAACGATATATTACGCACGTTGGCGCATGAACTAACACACTTTGCACAGAATGAACGTGGCGAATTAGATCAGCATAGTGGGGACACTGGTAGTAATGCTGAAAATGAAGCTAATGCAGTAGCTGGTGTAATCATGCGCAATTTTAATGCAGAATATCCGCAATATTTAAAATTAGCTCCAGTAACATTTAATAATCAAATAAACGAAAAACGTAAGCGCAAACAAAAACGTCAAACTGGTTACTACGGATACTATTGGGGCGGAGTTAACTACGCCGACCAATCAGGTGATGGCGGTAGCGATGGTGGCGAGAGTGTACAAGAAGGCATAGGTAATTCTGCCCTAGTGGGCGCATTAGCTGCTGCATTATCAATGTCACCAAATGCTGCCAATGCAGAGTCATCCGACGCAGCAAATGCCTTGCGTATCTATAGAACTATCCATCAGTATAAGAATTACGATGATGCAGCATTTAAAGCAGAAGCACAACAAGAACTAATGAATATTCTACGCACGTTACAAGGGCACCCAAACCAAAGTCAAATTTTGTCCATTGTTAAAAAAATGGCTGACTCAGAAGAAACAACTACCGAGTTACCCCCATTAACTAACGAGCCTGTTAACGAAAAGTGGAGTGAAAAATACAAACGCAGTATTGACTGCTCCAATCCCAAAGGATTTAGTCAACGTGCGCACTGTCAAGGTCGTAAAAAGTCCAACGAAGGTACTTGTGAAACTCATAAGAGTCCTAGCGGACGCATGACTAATATGTGCCCAGACGATGACGACTATGAGATAAACTATGGCAAGCAAGCCAATGAAAATTTTGCCGACGGTAAAAAGCCAGGACGTAAAGGACTTGCTAAACGCAGTGGTGTGAATTGTACACAGTCAGTGACGAAATTGAGAAGCATCGCTAAGAATTCCAGCGGTGAAAAGCAACGTATGGCACACTGGTGTGCAAATATGAAATCAGGAAAAGCAAAATGAAAGCTAGTGATTTTTTAAATGAAGCAAAACAACGATTAGATGCCAAGTGTTGGAAGGGCTATCGCAAACAAGGCACCAAGATGAAAGGTGACACTCGCGTCAACAACTGTGTTAAAGTCAACGAAGAAATTGATCCAGCAGACGTAGGTGAATACGACCGCGAAGGTGAAATGGCTATCGATCAGTTGGAAACTGCTGCAGAAGCTGCTAACGAACTACGCAGTATCTTAGATGCTGATGAAAACTTACCCGAATGGGTACAAAGTAAAATTACCAAAGCACTTGATTACTTAGACACTAGCCGTGACTACATGAAATCCAAAGGCAATAACACAGATGAAGAAACTTATGAAGGTGACGAGTTCTACGAAGCTTACGGTATTATGTGCGAAAGCCTAGAAGAAGCAGAATACCGTGGACGCAAAGTACCCTTAGGTAAACCTATGCGCGGCGATGTTAAAAAATTCAAAGTCTATGTTAAAGATCCTAAGACTGGAAATATCAAAAAAGTAAACTTTGGCGACCCTAACATGCGTATTAAGAAATCAAATCCTAAACGCAGAAAATCATTCCGTGCTCGTCATAACTGCGCTAACCCTGGTCCACGCACTAAAGCACGTTATTGGTCATGCCGTAAGTGGTAAGTCATGCGAGCCCAAGACTTTTTAACAGAATCTAAAGAAAAACTTAAGCTAATAGATTTGCCTTATAGCCGAGCAGCTCTTGCGCCTGTAATGAGCAAAAGTACTCTAGACAATCACTATGGTAAATTAGCTAAAGGTTATGTAGATCGATACAACAAAGGTGAAGGTGACAAGACTTTCAATGCTGCTGGTGCATACCTACACAACTTATTCTTTCCACAACTACGTGCGCCGCGTTCCAATAATAAACCAACCGGAGCAATTAAGAATTTAATAGATCGTAAGTTTGGTTCTTACGATGAATTCAAAGAAGAGATGGTCAAAAAAGCTATGAAACTGCAAGGCAGTCATTGGATCTATCTAAGTAAAACTGGCGCTATCAAAACTATACCCAATCACCAAAAGCGTACAGATATAGTGCTGTTGATTGACTGGTGGGAACACGCTTGGACCATTGACTATGGTGCAGATAAAGCCAAATACTTAAAAAATATCTGGCGCATAATTAATTGGGATATCGTAAATCAAAGGCTATGAGCAACTGGGAAGTTTATGTTCGCGAAAGCTACGAGCTCATTAAAGAAGCCGAGCATAAACTTACTGTCAATCTTGATCACAACGTTGAAGCCTACATAGTACACCTGTTTGCACACTTCATCGACAAACCTAAAATAAACACCGAGCCTTTAGGTATTAAACTACTGTCTAGTAATCAATTACCCGTAAAACAACGTAAAACTGTGTTAAAAGAAGTAGGCGACGAGTGTCTATTAATCAATGCTATGGAATGGGGTAAAAGTCGTTGGCCTAGCAGTAGCTATTACCAACAACTCGGACAAACCGCATATCAGAGTAGGGCATGGATAACACAGCCTGTAGAAGAAGTATTTGATGATCTTGCAGTCGATTTTGATACTGCTACAAAGATATTACGAACCTGCAGAATTTCTTAATCGCATCAGTCCTAATTTTATTAAAATCTTACTGTAAACCCATCCTAGATCGATTTCAAACCATCTACGTCTGAAATTAGGATTGCTAGTATCGTTATGATGATTCGCATGTAACTCTTCCCCTGCACTAAACAACCCCCACGGAAATAAAATTCTACTGCGATCGCTTCCTAGATTACCAGCGTATTTAAATCCAACTTTGTGAAAAGAATAGTTGCCTATTAGTAGAAACATGTAAGCTAGTAAAAAACAATTGAATGCACCAATAACAAATCCCCAACCACCAAACAGATATGTTAGCAACACCCAAAAAAGCACTTGGCCTAACCAAGGATATCGATTATATACTTTCCTTTGTATCGTATCGGTGGAACTAACAATATCTGGAGCATACTGTTCAATTTCTTTCATCGAAATGTAATTTGCACGTCCAGGACTATTATGTTTAAAATCAAATAATTTAGCTAAGGAATAGTAATGCGGGCTATGAGGATCTTGATAGGTATCACTGTGCTTGTGATGTTTTCGGTGCTTTGCAGCATAGTGTTTTTGCCAATTTGGCCAGCTTAATCCAACAATAAACCATAGTATAAATCTAAATATATGTTCCAAAGGTTTAGAAAATTCAAAATAGTGATGCCCTATGCCTCTATGTACATATATGCTAAATGCTGCGCTGGCTATATGTACTAATAAAAGATAAAAAATTATTGCAGATGTCATCAAAATATTTATTAGATGTTGACTCTGCCGAGTAAATATCATATACTATATTTTTACCAACAAGGAGTGACTATGTCATCACGTATGTTCTCAGCAGAACAAAAAGCTAAACTAACACAAATGGTTAACGAAGGTATTCAAGTTCTACAAGAAGTAGAGGACTTGAACGCTGGACTTAGCGATACTATTAAAGCAGTAGCAGAAGAATTAGAAATTAAACCTGCTATCCTTAAAAAAGCTATTAAAATTGCACAGAAAGCTAAATTTGGTGAAACTAACCAAGACCACGAAACACTTCAAGATATTTTGGAAACTGTTGGTCGCACACTATAAATACTGTCACAACGGATTCGCACCCCTAAGGTGCATGTATCATAGCAGGCCTGCTAAAAGAGGCGAAGGGAAAAGATGAGTTATGTAGACGCACTTTACGATCGTGCTAAAGATCGTATACACGTTGTTGAGCGTGTTAATGCTCGCAGAGAATATAGAGAATATCCAGCCAATTATGTATTCTATTACGATGACCCTAAGGGCAAATTTCGCACCATATACGATACGCCTGTTAGTAGATTTAGCAGTCGTATAGGCAAAGAATATCATAAAGAACTTAAAATGCACTCAGGTAAACGTCTGTGGGAAAGTGATATTAACCCTGTGTTTCGTTGTCTTGCCGACAACTACCTAGGCGCTGAGTCTCCCAAACTACAAACAGCGTTTTTTGATATTGAGGTTGACTTTGACCCTACACGCGGTTATAGTCGACCCGAAGATCCATTCAATCCAATTACCGCAATATCGGTTTATCTAGACTGGCTAGACAAATTAGTCACACTAGTATTACCGCCTAAAAGCTATTCATGGGAAACTGCTCAGGAAATTTGTGACAAATACGATAACTGCTTTTTATTTGATCGCGAAGAGGATCTATTAGATACATTTCTTAATCTAATAGATGACGCAGACATTTTAAGCGGATGGAACAGTGAAGGCTTTGATATTCCGTATACTGTTATGCGAGTCAATCGTGTACTAAGCAAAGACGACACTAGACGTTTTTGTTTGTGGGGTCAATATCCTAAACAACGTGACTTTGAACGTTTTGGCGCCACTAACATGACGTTTGACCTAATAGGTCGTGTGCACCTAGACTATATGCAATTATATCGCAAGTACACATATGAAGAACGTCACAGTTACAGTTTAGATGCTATTGGTGAATATGAGCTAGATGAACGTAAAGTTGCTTACGAAGGCACATTGGATCAGTTATATAACAAAGACTTTCCTAAGTTTATTGATTATAATCGTCAAGATACTATGTTGTTGGCTAAACTAGACAAGAAACTACGCTTTTTAGACTTGGCTAACGAATTAGCGCACGACAACACTGTACTGTTACAAACAACTATGGGTGCAGTGGCAGTTACTGAACAGGCCATTATTAATCAAGCACACGATCAGGGTTTAGTGGTACCTAATCGAAAAGGACGTGAAGATCAAGGTGATACCCAAGCAGCAGGTGCGTATGTGGCGCATCCTAAACGAGGAATGGATGATTACATTGGGGCTGTTGATATTAACAGTCTGTATCCAAGTGCTATTCGCGCACTTAACATGGGGCCAGAAACTATTATAGGGCAACTGCGTCCTATTATGACTGATCACTATATCAATCAAAAAATGGCAGGAGGCTCGTCATTTGCTGACGCATGGGAAGGATTGTTTGGTACCTTAGAGTACGCAGCAGTTATGGAAATGCAACCTGGCACAGAAATTACTATCGACTGGGAAGCATCAGGTGAAAGCACCGTACACAGTGCCCAAGAAGTTTGGCAGTTGGTGTTTAACAGTAATCAACCTTGGATACTAAGTGCCAATGGCACTATCTTTAGTTTTGCTAAAGAAGCTATTGTGCCTAGCTTGTTAAAACGTTGGTATGCTGAACGTAAAGAACTACAGGCCAAAAAGAAAGAAGCCTCAACTCCAGAAGATATTGCGTTCTGGGACAAACGTCAGTTGGTTAAGAAGATTAACTTGAACAGTTTATATGGTGCGTTACTTAATCCAGGTTGTCGGTTTTTTGACAAACGCATTGGGCAGTCAACTACCCTCACTGGTCGTACTATTGCTAAACATATGGATGCATTTATTAACGAATGCATCACCGGCGAGTATGATCACGTAGGTGAAGCAATTATCTATGGAGATACAGATAGTTGCTATTTTACTGCGTGGCCTGCTGTTAAGGATGATGTAGCTGCTGGTCGTATGGAATGGTCTAAAGATATTGCCGTGGCTTTATATGACAATATCGCAGATCAAGTTAACGAAAGTTTTCCAGCCATGATGGAACGTGCATTCCACTGTCCACGTGACATGGGTGCTACAATCAAAGGCGGGCGTGAGCTAGTAGCAGAAAAAGGACTATTCATTAAGAAGAAACGTTATGCTGTGTTGATCTATGATCTAGAAGGCAAGCGTTTAGACACCCATGACAAACCAGGTAAAGTTAAGGCCATGGGCTTAGATTTGAAGCGTAGTGATACTCCAAAAGTCGTACAAGATTTCCTCAGCGATATTCTATTAGATGTACTAACCGGCAAGGGGCAAGAACATATCTATGATAAAGTTCGTGATTTTAAGATTGCGTTTCAAGAACGTCCAGCATGGGAGAAAGGTACTCCTAAACGTGTTAATAATTTAACTAAGTTTACCAAAGCAGAAGAACGCGAAGGTAAAACTAATATGCCAGGACATGTGCGTGCGGCTATGAATTGGAATAACCTCAAACGTATGCATGGTGATAACTATTCAAGTAGCATTGTCGACGGTATGAAAACTATTGTGTGTAAACTAAAGGACAACCCGCTTGGACTTAAGAGTGTAGGATATCCAACAGATGAAGCACACTTACCTGACTGGTTTAAAGAACTACCTTTTGATGATGGCGAAATGGAGTCAACTATTGTAGATCAAAAAGTAGATAACTTACTTGGTGTGTTAGACTGGGATATTGCAGCACACACTGATATTAAAACAACATTTGATACCTTATTCAGTTTTGAATGATGCTGCGCAATCTAGTCAAATTTCGTAATGATCTTAGAGAATTTGCTGACCAACTATCAGTTACTGCCGAGACCTTGAATAAAATAGATACGTTGACTCATATTAAAAGTAATAATCCCAATGTGCAGTATACCTTTGAAGATACCATTGGGCATTATCAAAACATATTAACTCTTAGCAATTCTGTTGCTATTAGTATCAAAGAACAGCTGGACCAAGTTGAGAAGGATATAGAGTTAGCTGGTGGAAATTTAACCAATCATACGTTCGATTTAAATTGTATCAATCCTGCGCACAGGATTCCTATAGAAAGTTACACTGAGAAGTTATTTGAACGGGTAACAACAAGGATCAAAACGTATTGTGATTGGCATTATCCAGCTCTGCAACTTGAATGTCGAGAAAAAATTTGGGCCGATTGTATGGTCACTGCTGATCCTTTTTACCTAGCATCGGTGACTGAAGATTTTGTAGAATCAATAGTTCAATCGTATCCACCTGAATATCAAAGACGGCTTCGGGTATACAATATTACTAAAGATTCATTGTCGACTTTTCTTCCAATAAACCAATATAATTTTATACTAAGTTGGAATGTGCTCGAATATGCTAGTGCCAACGATATTGAATTGGTAATAAAACAAGCATGGGAATTATTACGTCCGGGTGGCACTTTTATGTTTAGTTACAATAACTGTGACTTAGAGCAATCAGCACGATTGGCTGAAGTATATGCTATGAGTTTTACTCATCAGCGCAGAATAAAAGCCTTTGCTGAATCTATAGGTTTTACAGTTTCCGCAGTAGAAAATCACACACTTGAACACGAACTCTATCAAAATATTAGTTGGATTGAAATTAAAAAACCTGGCAAATTGATCACCAGTAAAGGACATCAGGTTTTGGGGAAAATTCTGCACAAATAAATTTTACCAATACTATTGAATTTTCTAAATACATCATATACACTAACTTATCAACAAGGAGAAACACATGAGAGACCATCTATTAGACATCGTTAAAAACACTTATGGCTTAGGAAATATTGACTTAGTTAAGATTGTAGGCACAGCAGAAGAAACAGGCATTGAAGCATTAGCCGAAGATCGTAGTGTTATTGTACAAGGTAAATTAAACGGCCCTGTAGCAGAGTTTGTAGGCACATTTGGTATGCCAAATTTAGGTAAACTGAACACTATCTTAGGTATTCCAGAATACAAAGAAAATGCTAAGATTACATTAAACACACAAGATCGTAACGGTGAAACAGTCCCAACAGGATTGCATTTTGAAAATGCCGCTGGTGACTTTAAAAACGACTATCGTTTTATGAGCCAAGAAATTATTTCAGACAAACTTAAATCAGTTAAAATGCGAGCTGTTAATTGGGGTGTAGAGTTTGAACCAAGTGTAGCCAGCATTCAAAGACTTAAATTTATGGCTAGTGCTAACTCAGAAGAAACTGTGTTTACAGTTAAAAAGGAAGGTGATGACCTAAAATTCTTCTTTGGTGATCATTCAACACACGCAGGTAACTTTGTGTTCCAAGCAGGTGCTAGCGGTAACTTAACTAAAGCATTGAGTTTTCCAGTGGCCGCTGTGATTAGTATCTTAAACCTAGCAGGCGACAAAAAGTTCAGTTTAAGTGACGACGGTGTTGCACAGATTACTGTGAACACTGGTATTGCTACCTACAACTTCTTACTTCCAGCACAAACTAAGTAATGATTAAAAACATAATTAGCAGTAGCACCTACGTGACTATTTCCAATCCCCCAACACCGGCCATATACAATAATGGTCAGTTAAATGTTGGGCAGACCCGTTACAATCCAACCACACAAAACATGGAAGTGTTTGACGGTAATATGTGGCAGATTATGAGCAGTGGTGCTACTATCGGGTTGAGTTGGGACGCCGACAATGCTATTCGGTGGGCCATACAAAAGCAAAAAGACGAAGCCGATCTTAAACAGCGCATGGAACAGCATCCTGGACTTAAAGACGCATACGAGAAGTTCCAAATGATGGACATCCTCACCAAGGAAACCGATGAGTCTTAGTGGTCTCGACAACCTTAAACCAGAATTTGATCAGTACAAGCTAGTAGCGCAAAAGTTACAAGAGTGGGAGTGGTTTAACCGCTTCATAAAAATGAACCCAGACATTAAACTACGCTGGGAACAACACAAAACATACGAGATATTAAAAGATGAGCAGTTAAAATAAAAGGCTAATAGAGCAAGTAAGTATAAATAAACATATAGGAGAACTGTTATGTTTTATGTATATGCTTACTTGAGAACTAAAGACTTAACCCCGTACTACATTGGAAAGGGTAAAGATGACAGAGCGTGGCAAAAATCACATTCTGTTATTGTTCCTAAGGACCTTAGTAGAATTGTTATGTTAGAATGTAATTTATCAGAGGTGGGGGCCTTTGCTATTGAACGTAGAATGATTCGTTGGTATGGGCGCAAAGATTTAGGTACAGGTATATTACATAATAGAACAGATGGCGGCGATGGTGTAGCAGGTATTATTCCGTGGAACAAGGATATACAGATTGGATCATTTTTAACTGACGCAGGACGAAAGAAAATTAGTAAAGCAAACAAAGGCATTAAAAAAGATCACGGTGCTAAAATTTCTGCCGCGTTAAAGGGTAAAACTAAATCCGAAGAACATAAACAGAAGTTAAGTGATGCTGGTAAAGGAAAGGCTCCGTGGAATAAAGGTCTTACTAAAGATGATAATGAACAAATACAAAAATATTCAGAGTCACTCAAAGGTCGTTGCTTTACTGCCGAGCATCGTGCTAAACTAAGTGAAGCTCACAAAGGCAGAGCAAATACAGACGAACAGAAGGCAAAAATAAGTGCGAAGTTAAAAGGAAGAGTTATGTCCAAGGAGACTAAACGAAAAATGTCAGAAGCAAGAAAAAAATTATGGGAAGAAAAGAAAAATGGAAAGAGATAATTTAACAGCCAAGCAGTTAGGGTCTGATGGGCAAAGCCAATACGCCGTTTTTCTTCCAGCACTTAGTGGCTTCTATGCTACCTATGTAGGTAAGCAACGTTTTCCAGATGCTAACGGCAACACCTATGTTGAAAGCTCACGTGTACCTACATTGTTTGAACATGGTATAGAAGGTCTCAACTGGCTCAATCCAGATGCTGGCTACTTTCAATATCACTGGAGTTTGTACTCAGCAGGTCACGCAGAACTAGACGTAAACAAACACAGTCCAAAAGAAGATATGGTACGTAATCGCAATCGTAGTACTAGTTTTATCCTAGGCGATTCGGGTGGTTTCCAAATTGGTAAAGGTGTTTGGGAAGGAGATTGGAAAAATCCTAACTGTCCTAAAGCACAAAAGAAGCGCGAACTAGTTCTTACTTGGATGGACGCATATATGGACTATGGTATGTGTTTAGATATCCCTGCTTGGGTAGCTCGTAGTCCAGCAGGTCGTGCAGCTACAGGTATTAACACCTATGATGAAGCTGTACAGGGCACTTACATTAACAATGATTGGTTCGTTAACAACCGCACAGGTGCTTGCAAATTCTTAAATGTTCTACAAGGTGAGAATCATGCGGATGCTGAAGATTGGTATCAACGCATGAAGAAATACTGTGATCCTAAGCAGTACCCAGGTCGTCATTTTAATGGTTGGGCCATGGGCGGACAGAATATGTGTGATGTACACTTGGTACTTAAACGTCTGGTGGCTATTCGCTTTGATGGATTACTACAAGAAGGTATACATGATTGGATGCACTTTTTGGGTACTAGTAAACTAGAGTGGGCTGTGTTATTAACAGACATTCAACGTGCTGTTAGAAAATATGTCAACCCAGCATTTACCATATCGTTTGACTGTGCAAGTCCATTTCTAGCCTCAGCTAACGGACAGATATACATTCAAACAGAAATTGAAGATCGTAGCAAATGGGTATATCGTATGGTTCCTAGCGTCGATGATAAGAAGTATGCACTAGACACACGTAAGTTTAGTGACGCTGTCTTACAAGACAAGGTGTTTGAAAACTTCACAGATAGTCCTATCAGCAATCGTATCAACATCAATGATGTCTGCTATTATGCCCCAGGTGACCTAAATAAGATTGGCAAAGAGGGTAAGACTAGTTGGGATTCATTTAGTTATGCTATCCAAATGGGCCATAATGTTTGGAGTCATATTAACTCTGTGCAGGAAGCTAATCGTCAGTATGATCAAGGTGTTGTACCTAAAATGTTAGTACAAGAAACATTTGATCGTGTGTACTTTAAAGATGTAGTTGATCAAATCTTTGCTGCAACAACACGTGCGGCTGCAGAACAAATCATCGAAGATAACAGTAAGTTTTGGATGACGATTATCGGTACACGTGGTGCGACAGGTAAGAAAACTGTTAATGCTAGCACTATGTTTAACAGTTTATTTGAAACAGAAGAACCAGAAGAGCACCACATCGACGATAGTGGCTTTGACGAAACTAACTTAGATAACTTAGAAGAAGGACTAGGAGAGTAATATGGATCGTATAGCACTAGAAGATGAACTATCAGAATTGGAACAACATCATCAAAGACTTGACGAAAACATCAAAAGAGGTTATACTAATTACTTAGATGATGCTAATTTAGGCAAGATGAAGCAAGAGAAACTACAAATTAAACGATCAATTGAATCCATTAGACGACAACTAGGCTTATGAAGCGCGAATATACAATAGGTATAACTGAACAACCTGTAAGATTCTTTACAGGCATTGAAATTGAACGCACACCGGCGCATGGTATGCGTACACTATTTGTAACAGGTGTACAACCTGTTGATGAGATTTTAAAGTTAGCTGCAGATAACGATTGTACGCATATCTACTTTGGTGCTAATCAGAGTTTCCCTAATCTTCAAACAGATGATGCTGATGCGTGGCGTCCGTGGGAACGCATGATAGATCAATGTTTAGATGCTGGTTATTGGTGTACCTTAGACTTTGATGTTAGCGTAGTGCAAGGTGTACTTGAAATGCCTGTTATTGGGCATAATAGATTTATTCCGCAGATTTCGGTTAAATTACCATATTTACAACAGCTAGGTTACAATGCTACAATTAAGTTAGACGATTTAGATTTTAATTATTCCAACCCGGGCGTTTGGTGTCATACCTTACATTCATTAACCACTAGAGAATCTTTTACCAATTGGGATCAATATGGTAAAGATGAAATTATTAAATGATACAAGCAGAACGTGAACAAATAGAACGCATCAAAGATGCCGCACGCAGACAAATCTGGGTGACTTTCCGTCGTGAAGGTGTTCACTGTTATCCAGATGCTGCTGTTAACCCACAACTTAAAACTGGAGATCAGTATGATGTATCGTTTCTTGCTAGCCCTCATCGCCACATTTTTCATTTCCGGGTGTCAATCGACGTGTTCCACAACAACAGAGACATCGAGTTCATCCAATTCAAACGATGGCTTGAGGCCCTGTATGTGGGCACTTTAGAACTAAACTATAAGTCATGCGAGATGATTGCAGACGATTTATATGAGCAAATAGCAGGTCGCTACCCAGGTAGAGATGTTGCTATTGAAGTTTCAGAGGATGGTGAAAACGGGTGCACCATTGTCTATAATCAAACCCGTCCTTATCAATCAGTCACTGTTTAGGAGATATATTGTGGCAAAGCTAGCTAAATTAGCAAAAGTAAATGACTCGTTCACTATTAATCGTTATGATAACGGTTGGATGGTGGAAGTTGGTGGTCGTGATAAAAAAGAAGATTGGAAAACTACTAAGTTTTTATGTAACACAGAAGCAGAGTTGTTTGAACTAATCAAAGAATACAACACAATGGAAATTGAATAAGGAGAGAGTAATGGCTTCACAACCAAAATGGCTTCCAAAATACCTACGTATGAGCCCAGAAGTAACCAAGATCTACAATGACTTGGACGCATGGTTGAACTACTGTCGTTTCCGCATGATCAAATTTGACGAAGCGGATTTGTACCGTAGTCCAGAGTATAAAGAGTGGCAAGAACGCCGCAAGAAACGCCAGCAATGGCAACAACGTAATGGCCAGACTGGTGGCTATCAGGGGCGTCGCTAATGGCCAAGGTCTTTTTAGTAGACCTTGAATCGGTCGAGACAAGGTACACAGCTCAATGGAAGAGTCATGTGCCCAATCTCTTAGAGGAACACGGACATGAAGTGTACGTTATTTCAGGGCCGCACGATATTCCAGCGGCTACAACTCCTGGCGCTTTTCTTAACTTTGGCGGCACGAACATTTATAAAGCGGCACAAGTCGAACGAATGGCTAGACTCTTTACACAAGGAGGGGTTAAAGC